TTGTACCAGTGTAACAACACTAGATGTTCCTGGCCAATCTACAGTAAAAGCTAATGGAATATTAATTGCGAGAGTTGGAGATCCAACAGTGTCACATACACATCCTCCAGCACCACCTTGCCCGCCACACGTAGCATATGTAAATATTGGTTCGCCTACTGTTCGTATTGCTGGCGCTTTTATTGCTAGAATAGGAGATTCAGCAGATAGTGGCGAAATGATAAGTGGTTCTTCAAATATCTTTGTTGGATAATGGATAAATATTATAACTATGGCAAACTATGATGCATCAATTACCAATAAAAGTAAACGTAGCACCAGGATTTATAAAGATTTAGATTTAAATTTTACTAGAAATCCTGTTACTAATGATATACTACGAATTGAAGATGTTGACGCTGTAAAGAGAAGTGTACGAAATTTAGTACAAACAAATTTTTATGAAAGACCATTTCATCCTGAATTGGGATGTGGTATTAGAGGATTGCTTTTTGAAAACTATAGTCCGATTATTGGCATATTTTTAAAGAGAAAAATCGCTGAAGTTATTAATAGATATGAGCCTAGAGTTTCATTAGTAAATGTTACCTTAGATGATGATCCAGATAGAAATAGATTAAAAGTTTCTCTCTATTTTTATGTTCAAAATATACCCGATCAAGTGGTTGTGGAAACATTTTTACAAAGGTTAAGATAATATGGCAAGTAACAAGTTAACAGTTTCAGATTTAGATTTTGACTCTATAAAAACAAATTTAAAAACATTTTTACAAAGTCAATCAGAGTTCCAAGATTATAATTTTGAAGGATCAGGTTTTTCTATTCTTTTAGATTTATTAGCGTACAATACACACTACCTAGGTTTCAATGCTAATATGTTGGCAAATGAAATGTATTTGGATAGTGCTGACATCAGAAAAAATATTGTATCGTTAGCTAAGATGTTAGGATATACTCCTACTTCAGCAAAATCTCCTACAGCATCAATTAATATTTTAGTTAACAATGCGTCAGGTTCTTCCTTGACAATGAACAAAGGAACTGTTTTTTCATCTACAGTTGATGGAACATCCTATCAATTTGTAACAAATGCTTTTCACACGATTACACCAAGTTCAGGTGTTTATACATTTTCAAGTATACCAGTTTACGAAGGTACTTTAACAACTTTTAAATATACAGTTAACACATCTGATCCAGACCAAAGATTTATTATTCCAAGTTCTAATGCTGATACTACAACTTTAACTGTACAAGTTCAAAATTCTTCAGGAGATACAACTTCGTCCACATATACTCGTTCTACAACTTACACAAGTTTAGATAGTACGTCTAAAGTTTATTTTTTACAAGAAGTTGAACAAGGAAAGTTTGAAGTTTATTTTGGAGATGGTGTTATTGGCCAGGCGTTATCAGACGGCAATATTGTTATCTTAGAATATATTGTTACTAATAAAGCTGAAGCTAATGGAGCTTCTACATTTGCCCTATCAGGTTCTATAGAAACATTTTCAAATGTAAGTATTACAACTGTTTCTTCGGCACAAGGTGGTGCTGAACCACAAACAAAAGAATCAATACGATATAATGCCCCATTACAATATGCTAGACAAGATCGAGCAGTTACTACTGGTGATTATGAAACTTTGGTACAAGAAATTTATCCTAACGCACAATCAGTTTCAGCGTGGGGTGGAGAAGATGATGAAACACCGGTTTATGGCGTTGTAAAAATTGCCATCAAGGCGGCTTCAGGTTCTACATTAACAGACACAACAAAATTATCAATTATAAATCAATTAAAAAAATATAATATTGCTTCTGTTAGACCAGAAATTATTGATCCTGAAACTACATCTATTCTACTAACTTCAAATGTAAAATACAATGCTAGGACTACAACAAAAACTTCAGATACATTACAATCTGAAATTATTACAGCTTTAACAAATTACAATTCTAATACACTTCAAAAATTTGATAGTATTTTTAGATATTCAAAAATTGTAGAATTGATTGATGATGTTGATACTTCTATTCTTTCAAACATCACAACATTAAAAATTAGAAAAACATTTACGCCTACTATTAATTCATCTACAAGATATGATGTTTACTTTAGAAATTCTTTATACAATCCACATTCTGGTCACAAAGCTGCTGCCGGTGGTATTTTAAGTTCTACAGGTTTTAAAATCACTGGCGATACAACAAATATATATTTCCTTGATGATGATGGTATTAGTAATATTAGAAGATATTATCTAGTTGGTGCTGTTAGAACATATATAAACAATTCACAAGGAACAATTAATTATTCCACAGGTCAACTTACCATTAATTCTTTAAGTGTATCTACAGTTGAGAATATTAGAGGATCTGCTTCTACTACAATTGAATTAACGGTACAACCTAATTCAAATGATGTAGTACCTGTAAGAGATCAAATATTGGAAATAGATACTGCAAATTCATCCATAACAGTTCAAGTAGATACTTTTGTAGGAGGTTCAGCAACAGCTGGGGTAGGTTATACAACAACAAGTAGTTATTAATGGCTAATTTTTACGATAAAATATCTCAACTGATTAATAGTCAGGCTCCCGAGTTCGTAATAGAACAACATCCTAAATTTTTAGAGTTTGTAAAAACGTATTACACGTTTATGGAATCTTCCGAATTGGATGTAACTTCCGTTCAGACTACAGACGGTATTCAATTAGAAACAGAAACAGCACAAGAAAATGAATTATTATTAGATGGTTCTCGTATTGATACCGATAGAACTCAATTAGACGCTGGCGATAAAATACTTTTAGAGAGTTCTGCTTTTGGTAAATTTACAAGAGGAGAAGTAATCACCGGCCAAACTTCAGGTGCCACATCAACTGTTCTTACCGAAGATTTAGATAATGGTCGTTTGTTTATTTCAGCTCAAGATAAGTTTATTATTGGAGAAACTGTTTTAGGAAGTTTATCCAGTGCTAGTGCCATTATTAATAATTATAAACCTAATCCTGTAACTAGCATACAAGAGTTATTAAATTTTAGAGATCCTGATAAAGCAATTTCTAACTTTTTAACTAAGTTTAGAAATGAATTTTTAAATACACTACCTGAGTCATTAGATAATGAAGTTGATAAAAGAAAATTAATTAAAAATGTAAAATCATTATATAGAGCAAAAGGTACAGATAGAGGCCACCAATTATTTTTTAAATTATTATTCAATTTAGATTCCGAAACCATTTATCCTAGAGACCAGATGTTAAGAGCATCCGATGGACAATGGGATTCCAAATTGATAATGAGAGCTATACAATTCAGCAATCAATTATCTTCAGGCGATACTGCCAATTTGGTAGGTAGAACCATTACTGGAGAAACCTCTGGAGCTACAGCTATTATAGAAAACGTATTTAAATTTCAAATAGGTGAGAATCAAGTTACTGAATTTATTTTAAACGAAGATACCATCACAGGTACATTTCAAACAAGTGAAGTTCTACAAGGAACAGCTACAGATGATGATGATCTTTTTATCAAAGCTACAATCACAGGTATTCCAAATTCAATTACAATTACAAATAGCGGTTCACTATATTCATCCGCTGAAACAGTATCTATAGTAGGTGGTGGTACTGGTGCTATTATTAATGTTAATGATATAGGGCGAGGAAGTTTAACTAATTTTTATGTGGACAATGCTGGTTCTGGTTACGTAATTGGTGATGATGTAATATTTAATAATACAAATACTGGCGGAGGAGCAGCACAAGCAAAAGTTTCTATTGTTAATGGTGGTATTGAAAATGAAGATGATTCTGGTGATAGAATTGTTTTAGAAGATCAAACTACAGCTGGTGACGTTTATACAGGAAATGTTATTGTACAAGAAAGTGGATCAGGCGACATTACTGATATTAGAATTATAAATGCAGGTTCAAATTATTTATCTTTACCTATTGTAACTGTAGATGATACAAATGGTTCGGGTGCTTCTATCTTTACATATGGATCAGAAATAGGTAAAATACAATCTTTAAAAATTGTTGAAACAGGAGCTGAATATCAACAATCTCCTAGTCCACCAACCTTAACTTTAAAAACAAAATTATTAATATCAGGAGTATCAGGATCTCTACTTGTAGGAGATACAGTTACAGGAACAGCTATAGACTCAACTAGTGTTACTGCCACAATTTTTAATTTTGATACTAATAGAAATATTTTAACTTTATCCAATGCCACAGGCATTTTTGCTACGAACACTACAATAACTTCTAGTAATGCAACTACAGCTACAATTAAGATATTTGACCAAGCTACGGCAACTACAACAATTAATTCTACAGCAGATACAGCTGGTGTTTTTTTAAATGAAGACGGACAAGTATCAGAAACCACAATGAAAATACAAGATAGTTTATACTATCAGGATTTCTCTTATGTTATTAAAGTTGGTAGAACAATTAATGACTGGAGAGATAGTTTCAAAAAAACTATGCACTCATCTGGTTTTTATTTCACAGGTCAAGTTGATTTACAAACAAGAATAGATAATCAACTTCGAGGTGTTACAGGTATAAATTCAGGTGTTCCTCACGATGGACCTGCAATAATTATCAATACACTATTCTCTACTATTTTTGGTAGAAGATTAGGTACATTAACAGATGGTACTACATTGAGAGTAAATCCTCAAGTAGGTGTTGATCCTGATTTCTCAGATTCAACTATTACACCATTAGACAAAAATACAAGAGATGTTACACTAACTCAAATAGTTACTATTAACATAGAATCAAAACCACGTATTATAGTAAGAGATGTTGAAATTAAATATGGTTATGCTGTTAATCCTCCTAGAATGAAGTCAATTAACAACTATGCCTTTAGTCTGTTTAGTGGTAGTGGAAGTGCTCAGACAGGACCTGTAGGAAATGATAGTGTGGAGGCTACATATATACAACCTATGCAAATATCAGATTGGGCAAATCACAGATTAATAGGTACTCAAAACTCATCTTTTGATGGCGAGATAGTACAAATTAGAGATTATGCCGTAGATAATTTAAAAACTTATGTAGCTTTACCTACACAAATTACAATAAGCTACAGTTAACGAGTATAAATATAAATAAGATTTAAGAGGAGAATATGCCAGCAATTATAACAAACAAATTTAGAATCCATAATCAGGAACAATTCGTTGAGTCTTTTACAGAAACTTCACCAAATGTGTACTATATGGGTATTGGTAGACCACAAGCGTGGGTTACGTCCACAAGAGGTGACAGTCGTACACAATATCAAGGCACAGATACCTCTCCATTAACACCAGTTGATTCAATATCACAAGAATTTAACGTATTTCCGGATCTTCTAGCTGCTAAAAAAATTACAAGTACAGATATTACAAAGGTTGTTCCAAGAAGAAATTGGG